CTACTTACTTCATTAGTAAGTGCAACAACTTCTCGCTGTAGTCGTTGATTTTCTATAGTTAACATTTGTAGTTGTTGATTTAGCGTAATTACTTCGTTGTGTAATCTACCTAGCTCTACGCTAAGAGCTGTATTCTGTTGGCTCATACGTTCCAATTCATTATGCATAATTTTGATAATTGAATTTTCTGCGTCAGTGGTTTGCCAATATTTTAAGATTTTTTGGATTCCAAGCATTACAACAACAGCTGCCATAGCAACCGCGCCAAATGCTTGAATTAAATTTTCGGGGACTAGTTCTGGCATCAGATGTTCTCCTGGCTTATTGGGGCTAGTTATAATAACTAAGCTAATGGTAATGTAATATGGTGTTCTGAACTAGCTATCTGCTTGTCAAGAAAAAATTTAAACATCTGTGGACATTTTGTATTATTATATCACAAGGGCAGGCTAATGTCAACATAAAAAAATACCAGCCCTAAAGCTGGTATTTTTATTTACCAACCTTTTATATCAAGACTGGTGTTATAGAATTTATGAAACTGATACTGAAGACTATTTGAGTTACTGCGGCCATAGATACTAAAGCTTTGAGTTAGCTCAGGATTAGTGTTATCAGGAAATACACAGTAATATATAAGTGCACTTGAGCCCCAACTACGCATTAATTTTTGTAGTTCTTGGCGGTCAGTGTCTGATAAGTACTGCAAGTCAAATCTCATGGTTTCAGTAATAGGCTTTCGGTCTTCATAAGTGTTACCACTACGAGTTGTAGTGATCTCGCTTGAATCCTCATAACCTAGTTCAATACCATTATTAACTTGTCGTGAACTTTCCCAATAAGCACCGCAAATAATTTTAGCACAGTCAACGGCTCTGTCGCTGGTTACTGTAATAACCACTTTTTGAGCTTGATACCTTTGGGTAAACCAAATACTAGTTTTGGTTGCACCACCAAAACCAAAGTCAACATATGTGGGCGCTGAACTTTTATTGTAAAGTGTAACTGTTCGACCTGTGCAAGCTTGTCTGGGTCCAGTATCGGTTAGTGGAATTGTGCTTGTAAGATCGCTAAACAACTGTACTTGTATAGTTCCTCCTGCAATTAAGTTTGTTGCTGGTAGTGCTACACAATTAATTGTTTGTGCGGTGCTCCAGCTTAGGGTGTAGGTTACAGTTGTATCACTACTGCGATGTACACTAGTTTTTTGAGTGTCTTTAAGGTTATCAACACTAAAGCCTGCGGCAGTTGAACTTGCCACAATAGTGGCAGAGTCTGCTAAGTTATTATAAATTAAACGTAGGTTTGGCATGTTGTTCCTTAAACTGATATGCTAATGTATGGGCTAGAGCCAAAGTCAATAACAAAAGTACCTGCTTGATTTTTAATTTGTTGGCCTACTAGTATTCCGCCTACAGCTAATTTGTCTGCACCAATAGTACCAGTTACTATTAAATCACCGTTAATTACAACACTAGGGTCTGTCCAAGAACCAGTCCAGTATCGGGTATATGATTTTGTAGCGCTTGCACCATTAGTAAGAGTAACCGTATCACCAATACGTAAGTGCGATGTTAAGGATAGGTCTCCGGCAAATGTTTCACCATTTACCATATTATAGATAACTCGGTTTGCTTTAAGGTTATCCCACTGCTCCGAGTATATTCCATACTGTTTGCCGTATCCAATCAAACTACCGCGAACACCAGGATCACCATCTCTACCGTTTGTACCCACATACCTGCTTCCAGCACTATATGTAAAGTCAGCGGCAGCTACAGTTTTTGACCCAGTACGAATATAAATGTCGCCAGCAATATAGGAATCATGCCAGTTACTATTATCTGCACTATACTGTACTTTTATAATAGTAGCACTATTAGCGGCATTAGAGGCAGCAGTAGCTGAATTACCGGCATTAGTTGCAGCAGTACCTGCATTAGTTGCAGCAGTACCAGCATTAGTTGCAGCAGTACCAGCATCTCTTGCTGCATTAGTTGCTGCAGTTTCAGCTTGGCTTATTACTGTAAAAACATTAGATCCAGCTGAATTAGTAATACTTAAACCACCAGCATCAAACTTTAATTGAGCACCTCCTGGGGTACCTACTCGTAAGTGTCCGTTGTTGTCTACATAAAAACCAGTACCAGTAGTCAAATTAGTAGCGTCTCCGCCCTTAAGTGCTCCAGTAATAGTCAGAGTACCTGTGTTAGCGCTAATGGCTTGTAAGTTACCAACTTTTAAACTACTTATATAAGGATAGCCCCATGTAGTATTTCCAGCACTAACGTAAACTCCATCGGTTTGATACAGTGTTTCGCCTTCAGCTATTACAGTAGGTGCAGTAGAAGACCAAGTTTTTCCTGAAAACCATGTACCTGCTACTGGCAGTGTATCGCCAGTAGCAACATATGTAGCAGGAGATCCTGCAGGAGCGCTAATTGCTAAAACATACGCTCTGCGGGCCGCTGCCCCATCAGTGCCGTAGTAACTAATTGGTCTTATACTAGCTTGTGTCCAGTCAATATTACTAGTTGGTTGAGATGTTGCTTGCTGTACAAAAACTTCAGCAGAATAAAGAACTTGTCCTGCTGCTCGTGCAGGTGCAGTAATAGACCAATTGGTTGGCGCAGTATATGACCCGTTAGACCAAGTAAGAGTACTTGTACCAGATATACCTGGTATACTAGGCGAGTTCTGATATACTGTTACAGTTTTTGTTTTTATTACTTCATTGGCTTCGGTAGTTACAGCTCTTATACTGGCACCAGCCCAATTGGTTGAAATTTGTGTAGTTACTACACTTGCTTCAGCTATAATGTTTTTAGCAGCTTTCCATAATACTATACCTACATTACCAGGGTTAGTAGATGGACTTAGTGCCCACTGATCACCACCATTGTATACATGAGTATTGGTAGTCCATGTATATACACTAGAGCCACTAGGTACTGCAGGTGTTCCTACACTCCAAATATACAAGTATAGTTCTTGAGTTTGTATTCCGCCAGCTCCAGCTTTAGCCTTGGTAATATTATACGTAGTATTATATACTATATTATTTCTAGTAGCTGTTAATGTAAAATTGTTGTTGTTACCAGTCCAAGTATTTGGAGCTGCTTGAGTTAATGTTATTTTTCCTGTGGAACTATTTACACTAACTGTAAGGCCGTTGGCAGTTTGTGATGCAGGACCATATGTAATACCTTCAGTAATTTTAACTACACCATTGTATAGTTCTACAAAATTATCGTCTGCGGGTAGAGTATAGCCACTGCCATCGTTATAGCTAGGTACTAGATCAATTGATCTTTGTACTTTTGCTAATAGTTGATTTAATACTCTTGTTATTGTAACTGGAGTAGCCTGATAGTTTGAACCCTGCCAGTTTACACTAGCATTAATAGTTGCGAAATCACTAACAAATTTGGAAGGATCTATTACTAGTCTGTTGGGATTTGTAGGATCAACTGAAGGCGCTTGCGTAAAACCACTAGTAGTAAATACTACTGTACCTTCTAATTTACCAACTAAACTGGCTGTTACTATTACCTGAGCTGGTTGAGGTAAATTATCTGTACCATATTTAAACTGTAAGCTTGAAGCGCTTAAGGCTATATAGTTTTCACTAATCTGTAATACCCTAGGTTCAGTACTACGCAGAGCAATATCTCTGGAATTAATTGGTGTATTCATATTATACTAATACCCCTATGTTTACAGAGCCTGTAGTCCAGTTTCTTGTAACTGAGTATACTAGGCCTAATTTTCCGCTTGAAAGTCCGAATCTTGCAGAGGTTATTTGTACAACATCACCTAGTTGTACAAACATTAAGTGTGGTAAGTAATCGGCACTTATTACGTATCTTTGCTCTTGCCATAAGGCAAGTCGTTTAGCTGTTTCAGCTTCTGCTCCAGCTGTTGTAATAAGTAGTGTTTCTTCTTCTGCTACAGCCCCACTATCACGATACAAACTCTTTTTAGTTGCATTAACTTGATCTGAATAAAACCACTGCTGGTCAAACTTACTGGTTGGGTTTACACCTGCAGCTACCGTACTTTGTACAGTATAATTTTTACAGTAGCCCAACTTAATGCTAGGTTTTACTGGAAACATTTGAGATATACTAAGTGAGTTGATGATCATGTTATTATCATCTAAATAGTACTTTGGCGTGCCTGTGGGAACTTTTATTTCAACTAGTCGCAATTTACTAGTACTAACAACTCCGTCAGTTACTACAATTGAGGGACATATTAAATTAGCGTTTAAACTTTTTGCTAACTGATTGCATGCTTCTAGTATATTTACACGGTCGCTGGAATAAAATCCCACTGGACTAGTGTTTGTAAAATCCCCGAAACTAATCTCGCTGGAGCTGAATCGGTTTTCTGCGGTGCCATAGTTAGTTACTATTTGACTTATAATCCCTGGCACAGTATTTGTATAAGGAGTTTTTCCTTGTGCACTACAAGTAATTGTTCCGTATGGTTTTGCTAGTAATGTAAAAGTTCCTGTGTTATTAGACTCAGTTACATTAATTGGCACACCATTGTCACGTACTTCAATTAGTCCACTAATGGCCCCGTCATGTACCATGTAAACTTGTCCAAGACCAGCACTGCTGCCATTATCTAGTAGCAGCGGCTGAACGTTAAACGCTTCACCAAATAGTAGTGGAAGTACAGTGCTTAGTGTATTTTGAGAATAACTGGTGTCTGCTAGGGTGCGTTCTGAGATAGGGTCATTTAAACGTTGTAGTTTATCAAACAGTGTAAAGCTTAATGAGTTTTCACTAGGTGCGGTAATTTCTTGAATTAATCCGTCAAATATTAACACAAAGTCGCTTTTAGGCCAACTAGGGTCGCCTAAGTATACTTTGACAGGTCGCTTGTTCCATACATACTGAAGGTAATCATCATGAATACCGCCAGTGTTTACAAACTCTAAGCTACCAAAACTAAGCGAAGCTTGCCCGTCAACATTTAAAGTTTCAGAAAAGCTAAGACCACCTGTTATGGAGGCATTATAATTTTGATTATCACCAAAATATGCTACACTAGACAGAAAAAAGTTGGAAACAGGTGCGTTTCCAACTTCTGTGATATCTGCCAATATACATTTAATATGACCTGGCGTATTAAGCCAGGTCAAAATTTCTGATACTGTTTTCATTTAATAATTGCCTTATTTTGAATACGAGCTACCTGAACAGTTTTATCAGAACTAACTGTAACTGCTTCTGCAATTTGCTCAGTATTGCGATTTGTGGCTTGAACGTTCATTATAGCACCGTCAGCAACTGTACGCTCTAAACTACTTATTTTCTGATTTAGTTCACGGATTTGAATAGTCATTTCACGAGTATAATTATCAGTGCTACTTAGTCTAGACATTAACACAAAGTTATCTGCTGCAGGAATAATACGTTCACCGCGATGGATTTGAGCAATCATGTCGTTTGGAACATAGTTTGTACCTGCTGCAAATCCACCCCCTACATCTGAACTAGAAGATCCTCCGCTACCGTACCCTGTAGCTGCAAGAGCTAGCACAGATCTATTATATTCAGCAAGTAGTTCTGCAGTAGTTTTACTAGATGCTTCAATACTTTGTAAGAATGTATTAGAGTCTGTTAATTGTTTTAGTTGTAGTTCTGCGTCAGTTAGTTGTTTAGTTAGCATTGAGCCAGCTGAATCAACGTAACCTAGTACACTATTAAAGTCTGCAGTATATTGGCTACCACTGGCAAATAATTCACGACTTAGTGCAAGGAATCTATCAGTTTGTCCTGATAACTTGCCTATAGCCGTATTACGTGCTTGTTCCTCTTCTACTGTTTTTGGTGCTGAATTTATCACAGACAGTAGTGTAGTAATATCAGATTTTGCAGATTGATACTGTTGACTTGTAGTCAATGTACTCTTATCGCCGCTCATTAGTGCATTTTTATAATCACTTAAACTTTGAATCTGTGACTTGATTGTTTTAGTAACATTGTCTAAATTAGACTTTAGATTTTTTGCAGCTGTTTGTTGTGCTTCTATAGCCCAAATTTGTTTTTGCAGTGCCTGATTACTTGCATCTAGTGCAGCTAATTCTTTTTCTCGTAGTGCAACTGTGTTGCCTTCAAGTTCAAGAATTTTCTTTTGCAAGCTTGCACGTTCATCAAGTCTCTTTTCTTCAGCTTTAAACACTTGGTCAATACCCGGTGCTAAATTCATTAGTGCTTGGTAAGTTTCTTGACCTGTTTTAGTAGTAAGATCTAATGATCGAATTAGTGTTACGAATCCTTGACGATTAATATCTGTGCTAATATTTAAGCGGTTTAATTCATCGGTTACTGCTTTTTGTACAGGTACTAATTGCTCAGCTGCTGTTAAGAAGTTAGATTTAAAGAAATCATACTGCTCAACAAATCTTTCTAAGCCGCCTGCGGCATTGGCCATACCTTCAGTAATTTGATACACTCTAGTAACTACTGTGTCTATACCCATATTTGTAAGAACCTGTTGGATCTTAGTATTAGTATCTACAACGCGCACTACAGTAGTCAAGTAGCTTTCGCCAAACTTTTTATACTGATCAAAACTAGAGAACAATGTTTTGGCTGCTTCATCTAACTTACTCCCAATTACAGCATTTAATTCCGCTACAATTTGATCACCAGTTAAACCTTTTAAGTCAATGTCAATGTTGGTATTCATAGTATTAAATACACTTTGTACCGAGGCTGCCGTAACTCCTGCTTGTTCGCCAATAGCAGTAAACATATTCTTTGTTTCAACAAATATGTCTTTGATAGATCTAGCTGCTTGTTCTCCAATACTATCTGTTTCGCGGCGACGTTCTGTCCAGTCATCGTCACTACCAAACCAACCACCATCTCTATGGAATTGTGTAACAATATCTTTATATTGTTTAACACTACCAGTAGTATCATCAATTAATTGTTGAAAACTACCTTTTAGCTGAATACCTGCGCTTTCAACACTTGAACTAGCACTTGTTCCACCACCAAATACGCTGCCTAAAATTTTACCAACAATTGGGATACTGCCTAAAAACCCAGGGTCGCTGGTAGTGCCTGTCATGCTACCAAAACCTGTTCCGCCTTGACGTAACCCAGGAATTGCATAGATTGCTGTTGCTGCACCTGTTAGTGCATTAGACAATCTTTCAAATGCTTTTAACATTCTGTTGTCGTAGTTTAATCCTTCAATAGAATTATTTTTAATAATCTCTAGTGATTTATTAATGTTATCTACTTTGCTAGAACTATCTCCAAATACTCCGCTACCAGTTTCAACCTTAACACCTTGGGAGTTATACGTTGTTCCAGTACCTTGAGTTTCTTGACGCTGTTCGCTGTTCATGGCAAAACCTGCGCTTGCAGGAGAACCACTAAAGCTTCCTCCAATTTGGCTTAATAATCCTGCTACAACTGCTGCTGTGGCGGCACCTGCAGCAATATTAAGTGGAAATGGCATGCTTGAAATAGCCTTTACAACCGCAGCTACTCCGTCAATACCCGCTTCTACTACTTTTGCACCTGACTTAGTAAAAGAACTTTTAATAGACATGGCTGTTGCCCAGCCTTCCATTGCAACTTCTTTGACCCACATAGCCATTTTATATAGGTGCATTGCTTTTTCAATTTTATCTAGTGCTTTATAAGCAAAAGTTTTTTCTTTGAATAGCTTTTTAGTAGCATTAACTGCATTAGCTTGGTCTGTTAATTCAGCACGTGCTTGTTGACTCTGAAACTTTGCTAATTCTGCACCTTCAAGTTTTGTGTTTTTAAGAGCTTCAGTACGTTTTGCTTGATTAGTATTTAATTCATCAAACGCTAATACAGCACTGCCAACCGCTTTACCTGTATCCCCAAATACACTACCTAGGCTTTCAGCTACACTTTTAATATCTGCTAAATGTTGTGCTTGTTTAATAAGCTGCTCATTTAACTGACCTTGTAAGTTAATACTATCTTTTGCAATAGTATTTAGTGTAGTATTAGTAGTTAATCTCTTATCTGCTAAACTTACTTCTTCTTTAGCATTTTCTAATGCTGTGCCTGCAGTACTTACTGCCTGCTGAGCCGTAGGATCAGTAGGATTAACTGCGATTAGTTTTTTAGCTGCGTCATATGCTGCTTGTGCTGTACGTTCCGCAGCTTTCTTAGAATTTAGCTCGTTAGTAAGTCTTAGTTCTTGTTCTGAGAACTTTATTTTTTGAATGTCAAGATCAGCTTGAGTTTTTGATCTGCTTAAGGTAAGCTCGTCAACATAACCAAGCTGTGATTTTAGATCAAGTTCTTTCTGTGCAGCACTTAATTTATTTTCTTGTATAGAATTAGTTACAGCTAATTTTTCTTGTTCAATACCTGCTTTAAAAGCTAATTCAGTTTGTACAGCCGCACCTTTTGCTTTAATTTTATTTATATCAATAGCAAACTGTTTAGCGGCCTGATCAAGTTTTAGATTATTTAATTTCTCTGTATTTTGATCTATTAAGTCTAAATAGTTTTCTGTACTAAGTTCTTTTTGTGACGTGCTATAGGCTCGGTTTATATCAGCAAGCTCTTTTGCTAAAACTGCTTCTTTTGATTTATATTCGTCTGCTAATATTGCTTCTTGATTGGCTGCTTTTGAGTCGATTAAATTGGCTGAACTATAAGAATTTAATTGTTCTACTGTAGATAGTAGCTGTCCTTGAATCTCTAGTCGGTTTTTATCTATAGCAATTTTGTCTTGCTCTACTTTTGCAGTATATTGTGCTGCTTTAGTTTCTTTGTCAAAAAGAGCAATTTTCTTTTGTGCATTAATTTGAGCTAATGCAGCTTCTTTTTGTTTTGCAGCCACACTATCGGAGTTAATTGATGATTTTGCTGCTAAAACTGCGCGATCAGCTTCTTCTCCACCACCTAAGCCTGCTTTTACTTGATCTTCGGAAACTTTTTGACCTATTAGATCTTTTGCTACAGCCGAACGAATAGATCTCATTGCTGACTTCTGCATTTGCTCAGCAAGCATTATTTCATCAGCTTTAGCTTTTGGATCTTTTAATTTTTCTTCGGCTAGACGTAATTGCTCAACTGCAGTTAGTTGTGCAAGTATATCTGTATTTTTCTGGGTTTGTATTTGGGCATTATACGAAGCCTGAACTAGTTCAGCCTGTATATTTAATTCTTGTGTACGTAGTTTATACTCAGCAGAACTTGTGTCAAATCCTGCACTTGAGGCAAAAGATAATTTATTTTTAGTAACTTCAATCGCAGCTAACTCTTTAGTTTTTCTAAGACCTGTTTCGATTTTTTCTAAACCAGCGGCTGCAATTTTTTCAACTAAACCTACTTGGTCTAATGCATATCTACTTCCAATGGCTTTTGCAGTGTTTAAATCTTTTATAGCCTTATTAACGGCACTGTCTGCAGCCTCAATGTCTTTTTGTATGGCTGCTTTTAGTTCGTCTGGAGTATAGTCAGTTGTTTCACCAGCTACTCCAGTAACATTCTTAGCAGAACCAAAAGCACCTTTTCCAGCTTTAGCGTCAGCAGCTGCATTTCTTGCTTCTTGTAAAGCTTTTTCCGCTTTAGTTATTTCTTTTACTGCTTTTCCAGCATCTTGTAATGCCTGTATATCTATGCTACTTCCTAATGCTGCTAATGCTTTAGGATCTTTACTTAACTTATCTATCTCTACAAGGGCTTTTAGTGGATCTTGTAATGCTTGTGCTAATTTATCAGAAGCTTGAACTAACTCTACACCCATTTTACCTTGTAAATCTGTAAAAGCATTAGCTTGAATCATCTGATCTGTAAGTTTAGCAACAGTATTCAAACTCTCGGCAAAAGCTTTGGCTGCATTTGTAGAGTACTGCTCTTGATCTTGAATAGCTTTTAGTTTACTTCTTAATTCGTCAAACTTACGTAGTAAGTCTGCTTTTGGTATAGCATCTATTGCATCAGATAAAGCTTTTGTATCGTTAAGCAAGTTAGGATCAGTTAATCCAAGAGTTTTTGCAATTATGCTTTCATTTTCACTTTTAAAAGAACTGAACTCTAATGCTTTTATTACGCCAGTTACAGTTTGTTTAGCACTCTCTTTAATTTTTGTTGCATTATCTCCGCCCCATAGTTTAGAGAAATTGTCTTTAAAAGTGTCCCAGCCTTTAGCAGCAGCGTCAAATTTTCTAATAGCCACTATTTGAGCTTCGAACGCGTCTGTTAGCCCGCCTAATGCATTAGTAAATGCTACAATACTTTCTAAGCTAAAAGACTCTTTTTTCTTTTTAATATAAAGATCAAAAGTATCATTAACTCCTTTTAGTGCTGCAGTTGTAGATTCTGTAGCAAGAGTAAAAGCTTCTTGTTCTTTTGCAGCTTTTGCAGCATAGCTATCAAATAAAGTAAATAATGCTACCGCAGCACCTACTACTTGACCTACCATTCCTAATGCACCTACTACACCCATTATCCTAGTTGTTACTGCCGCAAAGCCGCCTTTGGCTAAAGTAGTATATTTATCTAACCCTGTTAGTCCTTCTTTTTTAACCTGCTCATTTAATAGTGCCCAACTTTGTCTTACACCAAGTACAGAAGCAGTTTCTGCTGCGTTAGCCACTAACTCGCTCTTAGTAACTTCTGTGCGTAATTTAGTGTATTTGTTTAAAGCAAGAATTTCTGGGTCAAATCTGTTTTGAGATTTGCTAGCAACTGTTTCAGCTTTGTCAAATCCTTGGCTTAAAGCCATACGCTTCTTATATAGGTCAATAACTGATTCAATATATGCTTTATCAGCTTTTGCAGCAGCAATTTGTGCTTCGCTAGCTTCTTTAGTACCTTTTTTACCTGTTGCAATAATCTGATTACGATTTTCTAATATGCCGTTAACTTTAGCTAAAGCTTTACCATCTGCTTCACTAGCTTGTGCTAGTACCCCAACGGAGGTTTTATCTAAAGCAGAGTTTTTACCTAATTTATTTAAACTAGCTTCCGCACGAGCAACATCCTTTTGAAGGTCAGGTATTTTAAATCTTTCTGCTAACTTATCTTGGAAGTTATCAGGAAAAGATTTAGAAAATGCTTGAGCAGCATCAGCTGCTTTTTTCTTAGTGTCTTCTAAGCCTTTACGTAATTCTCCAATTGCAGGTATAGCTTGCTTTAATAACAAGTATATAATTCCTGCAAATGCTGCGCCAAGAGCTGTAGGTGACTCTGCTAAAAACTTTACTGCAGGGCTTAAAAACTTGTTTATAAGCTCTAAACCAGAAGTAGCTAAATTCTGTACGCTGGCTAATAGTTTGTCATATGGGTTCGCGGCTACATCTATAGCTGCGAATTTTTCTTTAGCTTGGTCTAGTACAGCGTTAGCAAATGCTTGACGTTTTTCAAAGTCACTTAACGAAGCTACAGTCTTACCTACTGACAGCGCGTACTTTTGTGAGGCCTCATCCACCTTAACAAATATACCTAATTCGTCTAATAGTTCTGGCTCAATCTTACTAATACCACGGCTTAGTCGACTCATAGCATCAGACATGTTTAGGCCTAAAGCCTGTGATGCTTTATTAGCTGCTAGAGCTAGGTCTTTTATTTGTGTAGTATTTAACCCAGCTGAACTAGCTTGAGCTACAGAAGTCATTGCTTCTCTTAAAGAGATTGCACCATCAACGCTTTTAGCAATCTCTTTAGAAAGAGTGCCTAAATTACGACCACTCGCAGCACCTAGTTGGTCAAGGCCTTTGACCATAGACTCTGTAGCAGCAGCTTCTCTTAAAGCATTAAACGCAGCACTTACAGCAAATAAGTTTGCAGCAAATATTGCATACACGCGTACTAAACCATCAACACCTCGTGCTTGTTTAGCAAAGTCGCGCCCACTAGCACCACTAGTTTGTGCGGTACCTTGTAAATTCTTATATCCTGTATTATCCATAGCAGCAGCCGCAGCTTTACGGCTACCGCCAGTACCGCCTTCTTGAACGGCTTTACTGGCACGTGTAGCATTTTTAGCTAATGCTTCTAGCTGTTTATTAGCAGCTGCGGCTTCTTTCTCAGTTCTTGGTAAAGTACCATTAGAACTTACGTCAATACCGACTTTTATTGTGTCATTACTCATGAACTCTCCCAGCATTATATCACTACAGTACGAAAGCCATAGCAAATATTTATAGATGTCCCTCATTATATCATGGGCGCTGGCTAATGTCAAACCAAAAAATTTCAAGCAATAAAAAAGCCCACAACTAAGAAGTTGAGGGCTTTTTATCGCTAGCTTGCTTTACTTTTTCATTTATTAGACGTTTACGGATATTATCCATAGCGCGTATAAATGTCAAGTATATTAGTCTGTCTTCGTGTGGAATATCATAGATGTTTAGTAATTCAAAAACAATTGAAGTATTTTTACCCTGATAAGTTCCACTCATGCCATCCCATATATCGCTCATTAAAAAATAGATGCTAAATACCTGCTGAATCTCAACAGGAAAATCATCCATTTCTACCGGTATCTCAGCCTCTACAGGCTCAGTACCAAAAGCTTCACACATTTCAAAATACTGAGCTTTAGTCATGCTAACGTCAGAATTCTGAAAATAGTTTTCCAGAGAATTAATTATTAACTCTGTTTGTTCGTCGAAAAGTTTCCCAAATCTGTGACCTGTTCGCTAATAAAACTGTCAAAACTGGTAGAAGCTTTCATCAATGCAAGAGCATTGTCTTGTGTATATTCTAATTCGGTATTTGCTTGATCAGCACTTACTTCCACTGGAGCTAGTTGCTCTAGATAAGACATTTTTAAACCCTTCCAACCTTTGATAGAGTTCTGAACGTATAGGTCCAAAAACAAATCATCGTTGAGTTCTTCAACAGGCTGGCGATTTTTAAATGTGGTTTTAGTTGATTTTTTACGAATTGACTGTAAAATTTCACGGCTTAAAAAGTTAATAGTAACTTCAAAGCCTGGCATACCTGGGTATTCGACTACGTTAGTCTTACTAGGTACAAGCATTGATTTTAAAGAAAGTTGAGTAGACATTATTGCCCTTGTTATATATTTATATGGATGGTTAAAAAGAGATACCGGTGATCAAGCCGGTATCTATAAAACTAATAACTATTAATTAATAGCCAGTATCTGCTACAAAGTAACGAATTTCGATTTCGTTATTTGAACCAATATCAAATGCACCGCTAGCTGAACCTTGAGCTGTAAAGCCGATGGTAGTAGAAATAATTTGTTCTGTTGCAATTGTTGGAATCTGTAACACAACCGCTGGCATTACTAAGTCAACACGTGTTAGTGCACTTGCTGTACCACCAATGCTCATTTTTAAGTTATAAGCTGGGTTAACATCACTTGAACTTGCAGTAATAAGTGCATTGTATAGTGCTGTTGCACTCAATGTACCTGTACGTAAGTATGCATTTACACTACCTGTTACTGAACGAGTACCTGTAAAGTATGTAATAGGTTGGTTAACAACACCTAAGTTACTTGGTGTTAAATA